CCCAGCGAGTATGCGCCGCATTGGTCTATGTAGTTTTGTAACATGTCCTCGTTTCTTTCGCGGACGCTGGTCTTCCAGTCCACCACATAGAGTCCTTTACGGTCTTTTACCTCCAGCAGGGCGTCTGCCGTTCCAGCAAAACCAAGCGGGTGGCGGATGCTGAACTCAATCGCATGAATGGCGGCCAGATTTTCCTCGATCCAGCCGCGTAGGCCGCGGGCATAGCCTGATGCGCTCCAGGCAACCCTGGGTGCGCTTTGAATGGCCTTATCGAGGGCCCAGCTGGTGATGGCTGGTGGGCAACGTTCCAGGCCCTCCTTGTTGTCTTTTAGGCTTTTTCGCTTTTTGGCGGTTTGGATGGCGAGTTTTCTGGTGACTCGTAGTAGACGTTCCGCGTGATCATGGGCAAGCGTTCCACGCTTTGCAGCCATGTCTCGGTCTTCTGTAGCAGTCGGTCTAGTGAGCCACCGTTCCAGGGCTTGTTGTTGCCATTCGGGTGCCGTCTCTTTGAGGATGTGCGTAACACTGTGAAAAACGCTGCCAGCGTCATCCCGATACACGCGGAAAGGGCCAGAATCATCACGTACCAGGGTATTTTTACCTAGGTTATTCAGTCTTTCCTGTGTTTGGCTAGCCATGCTTTTATAAGCTGATTTTCCTTCGGGACTATCAGGTGGTATGAACTAACCCAGCCCACTTTATCGCCGACCGTGATACGTACCATCGAGTCGGGTTCGGTGTCAATTTGTGTCTCCGGCACCCTGCTTAAGTCCGGTGTACAAGCTGTGGTACTGGTGCTTGGGGTCGTCTCGGCCATCGTCCCTATACATACGTTCCAGGGTATTCTGCCGCTCTCTTTGTTCTTGTACTGCTTCCCTTGTGGTCATAAAATACTCTTTCCCATATCTACTATACCCACTAAAAAACCCCGTGCCATAGGAACACGGGGCCTTGTTAGGTGCTAGGCAGCATCCTTGAATGGGTTACCACCAGAAATCAGCCTGGTGATGTCAAAGCCAGCCTGTAGTGCTGCGTCCCATGTCTTATCAATCACAGCCTGGCTGGTCTTACGGGGTACAGGCCGCAACGTGTACTCAGTAAGCAGACCTGAACCTTCCTTACCCAGAATGAAGTCCCATTCCATCAGGTTTTCGTACTCTTCCATTTGGGAGAGGCTGTCAAATTCCTTGATGATCGACTTCTGAGTAATGCTCAAAACCTGAATGGTTTTTGACTCATGGCTGTAGCAGGGCACAGCAATGGCGAACTTGATTGCTTCCGGTCCAGTGCCTTCCCGGTTCATCCGGCGTGAATAGCCTGGTCCCATTTCCTGCTCAACATCAGCAGGGGATGGATCGTCATTGAAACGGAAGGGTCTGACACTGCCGTCTGTAGCTTCGCCCCAGCACTCATAAAACTCAAGTGGTTCTGCGGCAAGCAGCGCAAACCGAACCTGGCTACCTGATGCAATCTTGCTTGGGTTTAGATAACCGCCGCCTGCGCCTCCAGATATTGCTTCTTTGTTTTTCAGGAATCCCATTTTTGGCTTTGCTGTGGGCTAGAACTGCCCGGTGCTTGGCCAATATAGCACATTGATGAGGGTGGACAGCCTCGCTACAATGAAAAGCGCCCCAGAGTTGGTCAGACTCTAGGGCGCGTGTCCGCGTTTCCCTGTAGGAGTTTAGCAAATGAATCTGCTGTCGTTTGTTCGGTCTTTGCCGAACCATTGGGCAACAGCGCCTATCTACAAAAAAGGCGTTCCAATGCCAAAAGGCGGTGAAGCCTGCGGTAAAAATCCGCTTGGTAGGGCGCACCACGACAAGATGTCGCCCGAAGCCACGGCGATGGTCATTGAACGTGAGCCTGAAAAGTTCCAGGCTGTTGGTGTTTTTACGGGACCACGCTCTGAAGGGCTGGTCATCCTTGACGTTGATGCCAACCTCGGCGCTGTTGAGGCCAAATGGGGCAAAAACCTAGCCCAGGCTCCACGCATTACGTCGCCCAAGAAAGCGGCTGCAAAGTTTCTGTTCACCGTTCCATCCGAACTTTGGACCGAGGTCTCAGACATCAGCCTCGCTGCTAGCGGTGAAGGCTGGGAAGTTCTGTGGGGCCGTCAAGGGCTTTTAAACGGTGCCTACCCCGCTGGTGGTACATACACGCTTGAAGGTGACCTAAACGCTGTTCCAGAGGCTCCTGGGTGGCTTGTAGAGCTTATGAAGCAGTCGTTCAAGGCCAAGAACGACAAAAAGGTTACTAAGTCAGTCCGTGATGGCCGCTGGTCAATGCGTTCCACCGAGGAACTAATTGCCATTGCTCAGTCCTGTCTGTCTGTTATCCAGCCACAAGGCCGGGGCTCTGAACAGCTCTGGTGGCAGATCGGGGCAATGCTCCAATCAGATCTGCCTGGTGATACGGGTCTCAACCTGTGGCGTGAATGGTCGCTCCAGGATTCTGAATACGAAGATGACTGGGCTGATGGCAAAGACCCCTGCCAAAGCCGCTGGGAAAATGGTTTTAAGTCCCAGGGCGGTCTTGGCTTTGGAAGCCTTATCCGGCTGGCCGATCATTACGACCCAGAACGGCAACGCTTCACACGCGATGGCTGCGGCGCAGTTGTTGATGAAGTCGAGGCCAAGCCTGTTTTCTATCAACGGGTTTCGCTGTCCTTTGAAGAGGTAATTCAAAAGGCTCGTTCCTATCTGGAGCTGGATAATCCCGCTGAAATGAACTTCAAGCTGAATAGTTTGGCCCTTGATGCTGGTTATCGGGACCAATTTGCACTTGAAAAGCTCATTGTTGACCAGATTCAGTTTGAAGGCGCTAAGGGGCTTATGGATGTGGATGCGCTCCAGGATTTAGAGGGTCAGCGTGAATATCTAATCCCTGATGTGCTTCCACATCCTTCGGTTGTCCTGATCTATGGCGCTGGTGGTGACGGTAAGTCCATGTCTGCCTGGACGCTGGCAAAACACATCGCTACTGGAGCACCCTTTGTGGTCCGTGGAAGGCACGTTCCAGTCCAGCAAGGCCCTGTGCTGCTGCTGAATGGTGATCAGCCGCTTCTCCAGCTCAAAGACCAGCTGGAAGAGGTTGATTACCCGTTGGATGCCAGGACCAAGCTGCTCACGGACTGGTCGCTCCAGCGTTATGCCCAGTTCATCAAGCTGATGGAAAAGGTCCAACCAAAGCTTGTTGTTATTGACTCGCTAATTGGTTGCTCTGGTGGCAGGGCATTTGATGAAAACAAGTCCGACTTTGCGACGCCGCTGTATTGGCTGACCAGGAACAACGGTGTGCTGTTTCCTGCAACAACAATCCTGATCATTCACCATGCCAACAAGCAGGGCGGTTTCCGTGGCACTTCTGCCATTCGGGATGCTGTGGATGAAACATGGTCACTCCGTCAGCCCAGCAAGGAGGACGTGGAAAAAGGTTCCGCTCCAGCACACAGCCGAATCATCACGATTGAGAAGTCACGGTCTGGTCGTTCCGGTACGGCGCTCATCATGCGCCAGGAGGACGACCTGAGCTTCTCTGTGGCTGATTTCACCCCAGAGGTCGATGAAAGCAACACATCGCCTTCCAGCGTCACTGGCAAGGTGCTCCAGAGGCTTCGTGTTGGTCACCCCCGTGCATTTTCCAATACAGACCTCAATTCCGATCCAGTGGTGGGCGGAAAAACGGCTGCTATCCAGAAGTCGCTCCAACGGCTGGTAAAGCGCGGCCTTATTTCTGAGATTCCTGGGGTTGGTAGGTACGGAAAAAAGACGTACCAGGCTGTACTCGCGTGTGGAGAGGTTGCATATGTGTGTCCACCTGAGGAAACCCCTTCCAGTGGAACGGATGTAAGGGTGGACAGCACCCCAGAAACAGAAGAAGTGTCCAGCCTGGAACTAGGCGCGGATGCCAAGGGAGGACACATTGCACCTGATGTAGGGGGCTGTCCAGCCTCAGAACCCAGTGCTGGTGCGGATTCTGCCCATACTGGACGCTCAGGGCAATATCCCCGCGCGAGGCAGATGGACCGTACCAAGGAGGAATCAGACGCCTTGATGAATGCAGCCTGGGACAAGTGGTCCGACTGACCTAGGTTTGTCTGTGTAGTATGTGAGGGCGTTACCAGCCTTCACATGCTGTCACAAGAAACTGAACTTAGTTTTAAGGTCGCTAGATACGCAGACAGTTTCCCTGTTGAAGTTTGTGTAACTTTTGCCGCTGCTGATAGCAATAAGCGCCCGTTCATAGAAGGTGCAATTATCCACCCCTCACAAGAAGTTTATGATCGTTTAAATAACCCTGCTACCAGCATGCGTTGTTACTGCCATAGCGATATGCCTCTGCAACAACAACAAGAAATGATTGCCAGCATTGAGCCTGGCACTACGATTAGGGTTCTTGCCCAGCAGCCATCTACAAAATATGACAACAAAGCTTTTGGTACGCTTATTAGTTCTTTCAATACTTTTAAACCGGAAAACAAAAAAGTACAGTTATTTGCATCCGCACCAGGGGTAAAACAAACCTTCACCGTCAGCAACATGCCCTCGGATTTGGTGGAACGTATGGATGCAAAGTTGGACGATATAGACGTAAAAAGGACGTATTTTCTCAAAAAACTTATAAATAAGTTCTTGGCCGGTGACTTTGACGAGGACTTCGTGTAGGATTCTGAAGGCCTACTACTCTACTACTCAAGACCATGCGCAAATTTGACTTACCAGACAAAGTGCTTGTTGCTTCTGAAAAGATACTGTTGCGGGATCTACTGGAGTCGCCAGCGTTTTGCTACTGGGCAATTAGCTGCCTATCCAATGGTGTGCAAGCTGCAAAGCACAACTGTGAAGACCCCACCGAAGATGAAGAATTTTTACAGTTTAAGATTGAAAAAATGCTCAACACCATTCCTGTAGAAATGAGGCGGGCCTGCTACAAGGAAACTGCTTTGCAGGTAAGTAATAATAAAAATGCTCGTATTGAAACTGCCCAACGGCTGTCAGCGCAGTACAGGGTCGTCGGGTAGCCAGCCCTTTTTGATTAGACCTTCTACAGCTTCCTGTTGGCCCAAGTACATGCGGAAAAATTCGCACGTTAAGGCTTGAAGTTTCTCGACATCGCTGCAGTTTCGGACTTCGCGACTGCAGCGTTCATATAGAAATTCTCGCTTTGGGTCCATGGAAGTGCTGTGAATTACTACATCATGCCCGCGCCGTGCTTTGCCAGCAACATTTGCAGTGTGCTACTGTAAGCAAGTCGTTCGAAGGCTCACCATGGCCCACGCTCAACTAATTAGCTTCAGCTACACCAAGGGTTCAGATGCTCTGCATGTGGAGGCCATTGTTGATGACGCTGTTCAGGTCTTACCTGCAACACATCTAGACCCACCTGAGTTTGACTCCGCACACTGTCAAGCAGTCATTCTTTGGGACGAACCACTAGACCATACAAACGCACCAACACAAGAACAGGTGCAACGCATGCTGCCCTGGATTACCGACTGGTGCGTTATTCCCCCGATTGAATTTGATGACTGATCCTGTCAACGCTCCAGCGCACTACCAAAGCAGTAACGGCGTGGAGTGTATTGAAGCGATCAAAGCCGCAATGACAACTGAAGAATTTTTTGGTTATCTGCGCGGCAACTGCATCAAATACATCTGGAGATACCGCCAGAAAAATGGCATTGAAGACCTCCGCAAAGCCAGGTGGTACATATGCCGCTTGATTTCAGAATTTGAACTTGACCCTTTTAATGATCCTCTCGCATGAACTGCCCACAATGCAACCGCAAACCACAACGCGGCGATCAGTGGGTCACTCAGACTAAGCCCCGATTTGAAGTAAGCATCGTAAGATGCCGCAAGTGCCCAGGCTGTGGTCACAAGTGGTTCACAGCTGAGGTTCCCATTGTTTGTGACATGCAGTCGACTGACCGCATCACAGACTTACAAACCACCGTAAAAAGTCTTCTTAAAGCTTCTTACGAAACTTTTCCTCTTTAATCATGTCTACACACCCATTTGATTCCAGCAGCTTTGCAAGCGTAAAACTCAAGAACGTTCCAAGCTATTCACAAGGTGAGGCCGCAGATTACAACCTTCGGGTTGCTGCTTGGTTTGACAACTACGCTGTCAACGCCTCTCAAGTTGATGCCGCTATGGCCGATCAAGACCGCCAATGGAAAATGCGTACCGCAGAAGGCTGGGAAGGTGACGAAGGTGGCTGGTACACACCAACCGGCATCAGTGAGCACGACTGGGAACACGACTACGGAAACCCTTTCCCTGAAGAACCTGTCTGGGAAAACTACAAAGCATTAAAGCGTTGCACTGCTGGCTGGCGTATTGATGACACCGGCTGGTACAGTCCTGATGGCCAACATGAGTCCGAATGGACAGGCCCACTTCCTGAATACACACTTCTTTGAAGACCACCCATGTCTGACTACAACTTGTTTTTCGGTGTCGAGCACCTGCACAGAATCTCGACATCGATTTCTATCGCTTTCGATACGGAAACGCTCCAGCTACAGCCTGAAATAGGCAAACTTCGTTTGATCCAGCTGGGCTGCGAAGTTAGTAAAACCATTGTCATTATTGACTGCTTTGAACTGGATGCAGATGGCTGGCAAAAGCTCCGTCTGTTTTTTACTAATGGCGACCGCTACTGGTTAGCCCACAATGCAGTCTTTGATCTTGGCTGGCTCCAAGAACATGGCATCTATGTGCGTGGCCGGATTGGCTGCACCATGCTTGCCAGTAAGCTCCACCACAATGGAACGCCAAACCTCAGGCACGGACTGGCACATGTTGCTAAACGTGTCCTAAAAATTGAACTGGACAAAGAACAGCAGCGGTCTGACTGGAGCGTTCCAGTCTTAAGTCGAGACCAGTTGGTCTATGCCGCTAAAGATGTTGAAGTGTTGCTGCAGCTTGATTATCCACTTACAGCAGCGTTACAAAATGCAAGGCTTTCTGAGGCTTACACCTTAGAGTGCAGAGCACTTCCCGCTATGGCCCAGATGTGGCGTACCGGGCTTCCTTGGAACCGTACCAGTCTTGAGCAGCTTTGTAATGATTACCAACACGACATTCATGCGCTCGGTAGAGACTTTTTACGGGAACTTGATAACGCGCTTCCTGCGGAACACAAGCTCCCAAGAGAAGCAGCAAATACTCAAAGACTTTCAAAGCTTCGAGACCTTGTCACGCAAATGGGGCACGAAGACTCAGACTACGAAAAGTGGTATGCAGAAATTGAACAAATCGAGACTGCACCGCAAACGTTTAACCTCAGGCCAAAAGCTACGGGTGATGCTCGCCGTGGGACCAAACTAGAAGCAGGCTTCAACTTAAGTAGCCCTAAACAACTACTAGAAAAGTTCACAGCACTTTTAGGGACGGTGCCTAAGGACAATAAAACGGGCAAACCTAGTGCTAGTAAGGCAGCACTTCAGGATTACGCTGCGGACCACCATGTCATACAGACCTATTTGGCATGGAAGAAAAGTGAAAAGCGTCGTCAAATGGCTGAAGGGATCCTTGAAAAAATGGACCCGGATGGTTTTGTACGTGCCAGCTATCTGCAGCTTGGGGCGGAGTCAGGCCGTATGTCCTGCATCAAGCCCAACAACCAGCAGATTCCCCGTGATACAGAGTTTCGGCAATGCGTTGAAGCTCCTGATGGTTGGCTGCTTGTGGATGCGGATTTTGGTCAGATGGAACTTCGACTCGCTGCAGCAGTGGCGCAGGATGAAAAAATGACCACGGCGTTCCAGGCTGGTGAAGACCTTCATACGGTTACCGCTGAGGCAATTGGCTGTACTCGCCAGATTGCGAAAAGCGCCAACTTTGGTTTGCTGTATGGATCGGGCGCTAAGGGTTTGCGTAATTACGCCGCTAGCTCTGGTGTAACCATGACAGTTGAGGCCGCTGCAAAAATTCGTAACCAGTGGCTCGATACTTATGCAGGTGTGAAGCAGTGGCAAAACCAGAATGCCGCAGACGCATCAAAGACAGCAAGTAACCGGTGGGCCGAAATACGTATTCCAGGCTCTGACATGCGGCGCTTTCTTCCAGGTGACATGAACCGCCTTACGGTAAGGTGCAACACTCCAATCCAAGGGGCTGGTGCGGCCATCCTTAAATGCGCCCTAGGAAACCTCTGGCCAAAGCTTCTGGAAGCTGGTGAACAAGAGGTAAAAATCGCTGGCTGCATCCATGATGAAATTCTCTTACTTGTTCGTGAAGATAAGGCGCAGCAGTGGGCGCTCCAGCTAAAACAAGTAATGGAAAGCGCCGAAGCTAAGTGGTTGGGAGATATTCCGCCTTTAGCTGAGCCCTCTGTAGGAAAGCGCTGGTCCGAGATTCATTAATAGGTAGCGCACCATGGTCAGCATCTATCGCACGCTTAACGGATGGTCCTTCCATACCCCTCAGGAAACAGGTTGTTACCGTAGTCTTGCGGAAGTGATGGATGCTGCCTATGCCACCGGAAACAGGGCGGCAGGTAATTATGAAGTTCTTGCGGTACGAGATCACACGTGCCACCACTGCAGATTTGCTTCGCGCAGCCAACTTCCTTGAAGGCGCTAGGGAAGTAAGGCGAGGCTGCCGTAAACAGCGCACAAAAGCTAGAAAGGATCAGCAAACTGGCTGGCGTAAGCATGTCGACAGCTCTATTCTTTGGTAGCACAATGCTAGACTAAAATCTACTGGGCTACTACTTGATGGCGATTCGGCACGGAAATAAAACATATATGCAGATCCTTCTTGATCCGCATAGGGCAAGATTGCTGTTTGACCTAGCTGAAAAGGCTAGCATACGTCCCACCGCTTGGATCCGTAACGCGGTCTATAAAGCATTGGAACGTGAGTACCCTTCTGCAATTTATAACGAGGCAGTTGCTAAGGATGAAGCTGCTTGGCGTGCTTCTGTCCGTAAGCGTGTTGAAGGCCGTATTAAGTCACGTAAAGCTCCTGAGGATTCCGAGTAAAAGCATTTGTATTGTGCTACTCTTCCTGAGTCCACTACTTACCAGTTAATGACTCGCTACGCACTTAAAACAATGCACGAAGGCCATGCCTTTTACCTTGCGGCCTACTATGAAAAACTTCCTGCAAACAATGGTATTTATTTGACGCTCATAGCAGAAGACGCTTGCTCCTATGTGACTATTGAAAAAGCCTGCCAGGTGGCACGTAGCCTCGAAGACAGCATGGGCTGCGTACCAAGCATTGTGGAAGTTTCTTACTGATGGACGGTTTTAGTCAATATCTAAAGGACATTGTTCGCTACCCGCTTTTAAGTAAAGAGCAAGAAATACTGCTGGCGCGGCAGGTTCAGGTTTGGGTTACATCTGAGAACCCCACTGAAAGGCAAATAAAGACAGGTAAGCGGGCTTACCAAAAGCTCATCAACTGCAACTTAAGGCTTGTCGTTTCTATTGCAAAACGTTACACATTGCGTTCCAGGCGCACAGAAATGTTTGACATTGTGCAAGAGGGAAACATAGGTCTTGCTCACGGCATTAAAAAGTTTGATCCTGAGCGTGGCTATGCCTTGTCTACCTACGTTTATTGGTGGATCAGGCAGTCTATTAGCCGGTATTTAAGCCACCATGACCGGATGATTCGCATTCCGTCCCATGCAGGGGAAATACTGGCAAAGCTGCGCCAGTGGGCACCCCAGTTTGAGTTGTCGCATGGCAGGCCGCCCACCTTAGAGGAAAGCGCGGAATACTGTGCTACAGCCCCTAAGCGGTTGCGGGAGTACCTGGAGCGTAGTGAAGACTGCCTCAGCTTGGATAAAGCTAGAACCGGCCTGGATTCTCAAGAACACACACTGATTGAACTTATTAGTGATGGTGAACACCCTATGGAAAAGCTTGACAACCTTTTCTGCAGCGACACCGTGGACAGGCTATTGATGTCGTTAAGTCCCGTGGATCGCACCATCGTTGAGCGTGTATTTGCTTTTGATGGCGGTGAGCCGCAGACCTACATAAAAATCTCAAAAGACTTGGGTATGTCTAGAGAACGTGTAAGGCAAAGGTGTCATAAAGCCTTAAGGAAACTTAATGTGCTTGCAAAATTAGGTAGTTGTGGGCCTCTCTAATGAATTGCCCTTTATGTGGTGCCTCAGGTAGAGGTGTGGTCAAAGTCATCAGCACACGTGTTTCGCATGAAGTCGCTATGACACGGGTTAGAAAGTGCAGTGCATGTTCCGCACTTTCTTATTCTGTGGAAATTCCTGTGGAAAAGAAACACATTTATTGTGAAACCCACTACCACACTAAAAAAAGTGTGGTGCAACGTCTTATTTCTGCGCTTTATTCATGAGCAATGTTGAATTGGTCTGGGCAACCCCAGACGCTGAAAAGCTGATCGTGCGGATGGCACGTGTTAGTAACCCGTCCAACGAAGACAACTGGGAAACCGGACCAGGGCTGCTTAGATACCTTGTTAAGCACAAGCACTGGTCACCCTTTGAGATGGCCAATATGTGCGTGCAAATTAGTACTGAAAGGGATATTGCAGCCCAGATACTGCGGCACCGGTCCTTTTCGTTCCAGGAATTTTCTACTCGATACAGCAGGACCGAACCAGCCGAAGTACCTTACTTTCGGCGGCAGGATTTTGAAAACCGTCAGAACAGTATTAGTGATCTACACCCAAAACACCAAGAGGACTACCAAGCAGGTGCTGGTCGCATCATTGCTGATGCCTTTCTGTTTTATGACACCCTACTGGAGCGGGGCGTTGCCAAGGAGACGGCTAGACGTATCCTGCCACTCTGCACTCCTACTACCCTTTACATGCAGGGAACGCTAAGGTCTTGGGTGCATTACATCCAGTTGCGGGCTGATAACGATACGCAGCTAGAACACCGGCAGATCGCTTTTGGCTGTGCGACTGTGTTTAAGAAGTGCTTTCCAACGGTGTACCAGGCTGTCTTTCCTACACTTGATCCATGAAAGTCATTTTTTTAAGCTGGTTTGAGCGCTTGGCTCTTTACGTACTGGTGCGTAGTCCGCGCATTGGTATGCTCGCCGTTAAAGAAATGGACGGTCCACTGCTGTTTATCGCTAACGATCCGTTTGATGGAATGCCCATCGGTGATACTAATCCAGTGGCAAACCAGTTAGAACGCATATACCGCAACTCGTCTAACGGACCAGGGTATGGTCAAGACTCGGAGGTTAGCTGAACAGTGGTTCGTAGTGTGTACACCGGGCGGTGGCTTGTGTGTAGAGACGACTAACGAACAAAAAGCACGTACCATCGCAGACGTGCTTCACTGTTCTATCCATTCGGAAATGCGGGCTTCGCGGGCTTCGTTCCAGTAGATCCGTTGCCTGTACCATTCTTTCCATTCGTGCCCTGATTTGTGGCTATTGCAGGAAAAACAGCAGCCTACTAGGTTCCGCTGTTCTGTTTGACCGCCTTTACATTTAGGGATTACGTGGTCTAATGTTGCGTTCTTTCCAAGCGGCTCGGAGCAGTAGGCGCAGCAGTAGTTCCACTGCCCCAGGATGTGATCGCGAAAGCGCACCTTGGCTTTCTTTCGGGGAACTAATTCAGTCCCGTCGATCTGGTGATCCACTATCACCGCTCAATAAACTGCAACAACAGAATTGACTTGCAGCTATTTACATGGTAACGGTGGGAAGTAAATTACGGCGTAGACCAGACGCGGCCTTCTTCTACTCGGCGGCGGCGTAGTCCTTGCTCAAAGTGCGAACCAGGGTTTCGATAAAGTAATAAAGCACCGGGTACTTGACCCCATGCTTGTTCTTTTAAAACGCGGCTAATTGTGCTAAACCCTGGCAGGCCGTAAAAATACGCTCCAAGGTTGAAGGCAAAGCTTATCAAGGCTGACTTTTGGTTGGAACTCATGCCTTTCCAAAACGGGATATCGGCTTCAAGAATTTCTGCGGTGCGGTCTATTTCTAAATTCAGCATGTCTTCTGCTGTTTGCTGGCTAATTCTTTCGCCCAGCTTTACGCTACGACCGTCAGGGTATCGGGTGTTTCCGTAGCCAATTGTTGGAATGCCAGCGGGGCACAAATATGAAGTTAAATGACAACCTTCAAATTCTTTGATTAGCTCTACAGCCGCACCATAGGTTTTGTCATTTACAGCTGAACTCCATGTTCCGTACCAGGGTTGGTCGCGGTTGAGTAGGTCTGGCTGCACCCTTAAAATTGCGTTTTCTAGCTCTACTAGCGCAGCACTCTGATGTGGCAGTTTCCGGTAGTAACGGAATAGATCAGTCAGGTGAACTGGGGTTTTTGGGCTCATGCCACGGTGCGCGAAGGTGCAAGTCGTTAAGCCGCTGCGGAGGTGGCACTGCGGCAGGTTGGGTTGCGTGCCAGTCCTTTTCAGCTTGGTCTAGTTTTTTGGGAAGTGTGGCGTAAAATTTACGCTGCTGGATAGCTCTGTTGACCCTGCTCCATAGCGAGCGGGTGCTAAACAAAACGATCCAGCGTCCGTCAGGTGGAACTAGCCCTTTTTTCCGGGTCTAACGCTGCGGATTGCAGTGAACAGGAATTGGATGATGCTGTTGTCCTTTAGCTTGCTCATGCCGATCAGCTCAGATGCAGCAGCGACGACGACCCAGAAAGCGGGGTGGCCAAGGATTTCCTCGAAGTTCATGGGGTTCAAGACTTTGTCTAATACTAGCCTTGTGGGCTTTTGTACTCCAGGACCGTGATGCGGTTTCCGTGGTCGTTAAGGCGTTCGTAAATTTCGCGGCGGTCAGCAGTAGCCTGAACCTTTTCCGCCTTCATGTCCTGGTGTAGATCTTCAAGCTTAGTTGCAATGGATTCAACGCCAGCTGTGAGGCGAATAACCGCTTCACGGCTTTCGCTGGTACGTCTAGTGAACCCAGAAAAGCTCATTCCAGCAATACCTAAAGACGCACCTAGGATTGCAGCGTAAATTTCAATCACGAATCCTAGCCTTGTTATTTCAAGTCTAAAGGGTCTGGCCTACCAGATAAGATCGCCACTGCACGTTTGTAAAATAGGCAGTCGGTCTTGTTGGCTTTTTCTAAAGCCTCCTTGACACGCTTCCAGTTTTCAAACGTGTGACGATCCATCAGTAGTCACTAGGTCCGTTGGCGGAAACAAGGCAGTAGGCGAGAAAAATCCCGCCTACCCAGATGGCAGCAATTAGGAAGCCCAAGGCGTGCCACTAGCCTTTGTTGGGACGTGCTTTTCGTTTAGCTGGGACTGCAGCGCGTCTTCGATTTCTTCGGTGCGGCCTTCGTTTTCAGCGTTCAGCGCTTCCTTGACCCAGCCGATGACTTCATCTTGGGTCAGCTCGTCATAGGGCACCAAGTTGTCGGGGCGCTCAAAACCGATGCTGCCGTATGCACCAGAGGTGTAGGTGCCGTCTTCGGCTGAAACGGTGTAATGCGCGGTGAAGACAAAGCCGTCAAGAGTTTCGCGGTCTAGGGTCGCGATAGCCCAGGTAAAAGTGGTTGAAGATTCAGCCATTGGTAAAAGTTAGCGCTTTGACAGTGTAATAGGAAAGCCCCGCTGTGACACGGGGCGGGTTGCCGGTAGGTATGTAGTGAGTAAGACTACTGGCCTTTGAGATCAGCTACCTCAGCCTGTAACTCAGCAATTACGACTTGCTGCTCTTGAATTGCTTTGATACACAATGAGACCATTGGACCATATGCCAACGCATCTGGGCTGCCGTCTTCTGCATATTGAACAAACTCGGTTAGTCCAGTATCGTGAACTTCTTCAGCAATCAATCCGCCAAACGTAATACCTGCGTCTACTTCTGAAGTCCCTTCATAAGTTACAGGCCGTAATGCTAGCACCTTTTGAAGCCCATGCGAAGCATTTTGGACGTTTGTTTTATATTTTAGCGAAGATGTTGAACGGTAGAAAACACCATCCGATCCAAATACTGCATTTGCACCCGTACCTGTTGTTTTGTTGTAAGGGCTACCGGCCCCTCCAGTAGCTATTCTTCCATCATTCCGAACAGTAAACATAGCTTGACCGGCAGAGTTACGAACGTTTATTGCGTTTGATGTAGCGCCAGAAGTTTCACCGTTAATAGTTAAACGGCCATCAGGACTAGTCGTGCCCACCAACAGCCTGCCCGAGCTGTCGATTCGCATCCGCTCGCTGCTGTTAGTGTCAAACGTGATGACTTTTGCATCACTGGCGTGGCTTGCTCCGTGAATCTCAATATTTGCTGAACCACCGCCTCCACCACTTAAGT